TTCATAAAGGTGGTCAGGCAGATGTTGCTAACAGTAATTGCAGTTTTGGTACATTTGGATTGATTGCTGATGGTGTAAGCAATGAGCAATTTACAGGTATTGTTACAGCAAGTGGTGCTGCTGGACAGGATAACATAGTGGTCAATGTTGGTGCTGTAACTACCAGACCATATGATGGTCAGGTTGTTTACTTTGATCAACTCTTTAAGTCTGTAAAATCAATTACAATCACTAATGGAGGTAGTGGATATACTTCTACTCCTTCAGTTACAATTACATCACCCACAGGACCAAATGGTGAAGTTGCAACTGCTTTTGCCACTATTGAAAATGGTGTGGTAACAGAGATTGATATTATTAGCAGTGGAAGTCAATACACTGGAACTGCAACAATCACAATTTCTGCTCCTGATTCAGGAACAACTGCTACTGCAACAGCAGTAATGGCAGATACTTACTACACAATAAATAGTGCTACACCCATAGTGTCTGGAATTACTACATTAACACTTGCTGAAAATTTACTTAATACAGTTGGAGTAGCATCAACTGCATACTTCTTCCAACAAAGTAAAATTATTGCTAGTTCTCACACTTTTGAATATATTGGTGCTGGAAATAATATTACATCTGCCACTCCTAAGAGAGGTGGAGTTACTATTCAAGCAAATGAAGTCAAGAGTCAAAATGGAGGAAGAGTAATTTATACCAGCACAGACCAAGCTGGTAATTTCAGAATTGGTGATGATCTACAGATAAACCAGTCAACAGGAACAATCAGTGGAAGAGCATTCTCTAAGAGTTTGTTCTCAGAAATGACCCCCTTCATTCTAGCACTTAGTTAAATGGCACAGTTAGCACTTAATAGATTTAAGACAGAGACAGTTGTCTTAACAACCTCAGATCAAACAATATATACAGCACCCACTGGTTACACAGGAATTGTATTATATGCTCATGTAACTAATGTTACATCATCAGCAACTACATTTACCATGTCTCATGTAAGAAGTGCTACTACAACTGAAATTATTAAAGATGCCTCTGTTCCAGTAAGTGATGCTTATGTGCCACTTGATGGTAAGTTGGTTCTTCAGACCAATGACTCAGTTAAAGCAAGTGCTGGTGCTAATTCATCTCTCAAAGTCCTTCTATCAGTGTTGGAGACTGCTAACTAATGCCTAGACTCATCAGCGAAGTCAATTCAGGTGGTGGTGCCATTGGTATTTCAAGTGATGGTGTTGAATTAGGAAGTATGAAAAAACTTGATTATGAAAGTAACAGAATTGAATATGACACTAACACTGGAATAGCAACTGTACTCTCAAACCCACTCACAATCATTGGTCTATAAATACTAAGAGACCTTTTTATATAAAATGAAAAAGAAGTGTCCAGATGGTAAATATTATTGTTACACTGATAAAAAGTGTAAGGATATTCCAAGAGGGTTCAAAGTAGTTGGACCTGCTGGTATGCTTCGTAAAGAAAATGGTCACTCTGTTGATGATGATTCTGAAACCAAGAATGGAAAGAAGAATGGCAATGGCAATGGTCATTCAAATGGCAATGGCAATGGTGGTGCTGTAAGTGAAGACTTGAGAAAGTGGTTTGGTTCTGGTCCTGAAGGGGGCAAAGGTGGTGGTGGTTGGGATAGGTACAACACCAAAGGTGAGAGGATTGGAAAGTGTGCAAGAGGACCTGGTGAAGGTAAACCCAAGTGCCTATCCAATGAAAAGGCATCAAAAATGTCTAAGGCAGAAAGAGCTGCTGCTGTAAGACGTAAGAGAAGAGAAGACCCAGTAGCAGACAGACCAGGCAAAGGAGGAAAACCAATCATGACATCAAATAAAATTAAAGAGAGTTCCTCACCCATGGTGAGACAGATTCTTGAAAAGATTGAGTGTGAAAGAGAATGGCTTCTTGTAGAGAAGAATGTTCCTACCAATCCATCACTCTGGTCTAAATTTAAGGCACAAGCAAAAGCAAAGTTTGATGTCTATCCCTCTGCATATGCCAATGGTTGGGCTGCTAAAAAGTATAAAGCAGCAGGTGGAAGTTGGAAAAAAGCAACCAGTGAGAGTGTGCAGCACAGACTGGAAGAGAAGAAAGGTTGTGCCCACAATAATGCTGGTGAGGAGTGCCCTGTTCATGGAGAAAAGGAGTGTCCCAGTGCAAAAAAGATTGAGGAGGCAGTGAGAGTACCTGCCAAAACTGGTAATCTTTACCTCGTGTCATTTACTTGGAAAGGTAAGTATATGATGATGAAGATCTTCTTCCCAGAAGTTAGCAGACCCACAAGAACTCAAGTTCAGGATGCACTTGAAAAAGTTTATCCTGGATGTAAAGTTTCTAGATTTGATATGACACCATATCAACCTGGTGAACCAATGTTGACAATGGGTGAAGAGGTAGAAGAAGTTGAGGAGGGTGCTGCCTGGACAAAAAAGTCTGGTAAGAACCCTGAAGGGGGTTTAAATGAAAAAGGACGTAAGTCTTATGAAAGAGAGAACCCTGGTTCTGATCTAAAAGCACCTTCAAAAAAAGTTGGTAACAAAAGAAGAGCATCTTTCTGTGCCAGAATGAAAGGTATGAAGAAAAAACTTACTTCTGCCAAAACTGCTAATGATCCTGATAGTAGAATTAATAAGTCCCTTAGAGCTTGGAATTGCTGATTGATTTATGAGTGAAATTTATCTTGGTAATCCTAATCTAAAAAAAGCAAATACTCAAATTGAGTTTACTCAAGAGAATATTCAAGAGTATTTGAAGTGTAAGGATAACCCTGTCTACTTTGCCCAAAACTATGTAAAGATTGTGACTCTTGATCATGGTCTACAACCATTTAAGACCTATGACTTCCAAGAAAGACTCATCAACAATTTTTACCAGAATAGGTTTAACATCTGCAAAATGCCAAGACAGACTGGCAAAAGCACGACTGTTATTTCTTTTCTGCTTCACCATGTCGTCTTTAATGACAGTGTTAATATTGGCATCCTCGCTAACAAGGCTAGCACCGCTAGAGAACTTCTAAGTAGGTTACAGATTGCTTACGAGAACTTGCCTAAGTGGATGCAACAGGGTATCCTATCATGGAACAAAGG